GTGTGGAAATTATGGCTGTGTTATCACGTCTAGCAGGCATTCAACGCTTATCACAAACTAAAGGTTTCTCGTCTGACTACCGTCCTCCAAGGATGGATAAACTAGCAGCGGACCTTTCAAACCAGTTCTTTGGTTACGACAAAGTGACGAAGGTTATGGAAACATACCATCGTCCATCACCGAATCTAGAGTTATTAAAAGATGGGATTTTAAAGTACAGCGGAAATAAGGTTCAAATCAACAGAAGTACCGAATATTTACGTATTCTCGAAACTGTCGAATCTGACTTTCTGCCGAAATTCAAACTGATTCCATTAACACTCGGCGGTTCAGCGAAACACCCCGATTTTCCAGGGACGAAATCACCAGGTTTCCCCTATATGGATAATTCGGATATCAAAACCAAAAAGGATGCGTACGATAAAGATCAACGTACCATTCATAGAACTTGGGACCTAATCGGCAGAGGTCAACAAGTCCACTTACCAGATTCAGCGGCTTTTAATCGTCTCGTACTTTCACCCGAAGGAAAAGACAAAGTTCGCCCGGTATGGGGATACCCTGTCGTTGTTGTAATAGAAGAGGGACGTTTCTTTTATCCATATATCAATTGGATGAAGAATCGAACCGACGATCACCCCTACGCGCTTGGCATCGAAATGGCTACAGGAGGAATGGCATACATTAATCACATGGCACTAGAAGCAGGAGACAACGCAACTCATATCTTACTTGATTGGAAGAATTTTGATTGCAATGTTCCAGCTTGGCTTATACGTGATGTATTCGCTATGCTTTCAAAAGCTTTCGACTTTACCAAAGTCCAAGATTCAGAAGGAAAGATTTGGAATTGTAATCCAAAACAAAGTATCAGAAGATGGTTCAAATTAGTGAACTACTTCATCAATACTAAAATTCGTTTACCTAACGGTGAACGATATGTTAAGGATCAAGGAGTACCATCAGGCTCCATGTTTACAAACCTCATCGATACTATCTGTAACGCAATAG